TATATGAAATAATATTAAAAATATAACTTAATATACTTGACAATTAGCAAAAATTATAGTAAAATACACATAAAACTAAATTAAAAAAGGAGATGTTCAATTATATGAACAAAAAAGAAAGTATGCTTAATAGGGAAAGTAAGTTTAGTAGATTAATTTTATGTGTTGTATTGAGTTTATTTATTTTAGTAATTAGTAGTGGTGCAGTTTTTGCAAATGGGAATAATAGTGTAAACGTAGAGATTAATGGACAAAAATTAAATTCAAATGCTTTTATCGACAGTAATTCAGGAACTAGTTTAGTACCATTTAGAACTATTTTTGAAACTTTAGGTGCAAATGTAAAATGGGATCAACAAACACAAACTATTATTGCAAACAAAGGAAATATTTTAATAAAATTGAAGATTAATGATAATTATATGTTTGTTAATAATACTCCAAAGGATATTAAAATTAGACCTATCATAATATCTGGACGTACATTTGTCCCATTACGTGTTGTTAGTGAAGCATTAGGTGCTGATGTAAATTGGGATGGTAATACTAGAACTGTTTATATTAGTAGTGTAGGTAGTGTAAATACAAATAGCAATGTAAATAGTAATGTAAATAGTAATGTAAATAGTAATGTAAATAATGTTGATATTCCAAAAATAAGAGATGATAATATTTATAATACACCACAACAATCGCAAGAATCAAGTAATACTAATGATATTCCACATGAAAAAATAATTTCACAATTATTAAGTGTGTTAAATTGTAATAAAGTAGAAGGCAATCAATTAACATTTGGGATTGTGAATGATTATGGAAATAGTAATACTAAAAAATGGAACATACTAAATAATACAGAAAAACAACAATGTGCTCAAATGAAATTAAATCAATTAAAAGAAAGAAAATATCCTGGTTTTAAAGATTTAGTAGAAGGAGAAAATGTTGTATTTATATTAGGTGAATATGCAACTACAGGAAAAGTTTTAGATCAATTTAATTTAATGTGGTAAATGAAAGAGAGGATAATAAAAATCCTCTCTTTTTATGTTAATTTTATCCCTCGACCTATCATTACAATATGTATTCTCCCATTGGTCAAATTGGATGGAATATTACTACCAATTGGTGTTAAAATCAATTTAGAATAATAATCAGTACCACCAATATTTTCTTTTTCAAATTTACCATGAAAAAATACTGGCTGACCATTTAATTCACTTGGAATGTCACTTGTTGTCCAAGGCATACCATTTACGGTAACATCAAGATATTTATATCTAAGAATCACATCAATACCTGTATTGCTATACTCTACATTTCTATACTCTTGATACTCTTCTATAGCAAAAGAAGAAGTAGGGAAAGAATATGGGCCAGATTGAAAAATACCAGGATATTTACCAAACTTAGGTTTAATCATCATTTGGTCGATATAAATATTATTAGCAGATATATTTTCATATTTAACATAGACATAACCAGTACCTAATGGACTTAAAAAATAGAAAGATTTACTACTCCCAATATCCCAATCTGATACACCTTGATAAATTATAGATGTGCTAGATACTTCTTCTTCACCAGAATCATCTATTATTGTTAGTGGTGTGTTGTCTGAAAATTTCATTATAGATATCCTTAGTGAATTAACACCAACCGTTCCTCCTTTAAATTTGAATGAAAAACGAGTATCTCTGTTACCCCACCAATCAGTATTCGCAAGACCACTTCCTGTACTCTCCTCATTGATTTGCCAAATTGATTCTCCAGGTCTAATATTTATTGAGACAGTATTATCGTAGGCACTTTGAAAAGAAACGATTCCTCCACTATGATAGAGTGGTCTCAATGTAGATATGTCATAATTTTCACCACCAGAATTACTATATTTACTTGGATAATCACAATCTATGAATGAAGAAACTATACCATCTGGAGTTATTGATTTTATTTCATTAGATGCTGTAACTTCAAGTGAACCATTTTCATTTATTTTAGTCCAAACTCTCCCTAATTCATCCTCAATATCCATCCCATTCAATTTTAAATTTTCTGCTTCTATTACACCGTTTTTTGTAATAAAATTACTAAAATTAATAATATTATTTTCACCAGATATATCTAACACAGTATTACCTTCTGTATTATTCAATTTTAATTCTCTTAAATTGATTACACCATTATTATCTATAGTAATTACATCTACCCAATCCTCTGTTGGAGGGGTTGCTTTGTTTTGTTGTATTGAAAATCCTACTGTTGGATTAATAATTATTCTTGATTTATTATCTGAACGAAGGAGAGAGAGGATCATGTTAAAAATTTGTACACCATTGCTATTAATAAGAAAAGTCTGCTTTCCTTCTGCATCTGAGGCATCAATTTCTAAATTTTCACCAACCAAAATTTTACCAACAATTCTTTCTCCCACAACACCATCCGCATTCATGCACAATTCATAATTATCTCCACCTGATTTTGAAATTCCTACTGCTCCATGTGTTATTCTGACAATTCTTCTAGGGTCGTTTGGATCGTATGCAGTAAATCCATTCCTATCAAGTGAACAATATTCATTTGCTGATAAATTAATCTCACCAGTAATTTTGCCTTGTAAAGTTTAGAAGCAACGGAATTATTTGTGCTATTTATTTTGTTCCAATCTGATTTAGATGATGCTAGTTCTACAGATGTAGAAATTGATTGGTTTAATAATGCTAAATACTTATCTCTATCTTTGGAAATATCTGCTATATTAGAGATTACAACATCTATAGAACCTTGATCATAGTCATAGCTAAATTCTGTAATAATACATTTAATATCAATATAAAATTTATCATATTTAACTCTTACAATTTCTCCTAGTTTAAGTTTGTTACGATCTAATTGACAAGCAACATCAAGACAATTATATAAATCAATTAATGACAATTCTATAGATATTGGCAATGACGAATATTTTTTAAATTCGTTACGACCATACTCTAATAAAATTTTTGGATTTGAGATATTATCATTACGTATCTCTCTTTTCTTTACATAACTTTGCTTTAATTCAAATAATTCTTCCTCTGTAAAGTTTTCTTCTAAAGATAGTAAACTAGTTAAACTATCAATTTGAGAATTTATATTTACTATTTGATTTTCTAATCCATTATTAACATTATCACTAAATGTACCAGTTACACCAGTATTATCAACATCTTCAATATAAGAAAAAAGTGCATTCCCTTCTTCGACAGTATAATGTATTACATTAATAATGTTATTGCCATTATAGATTGCTTTAAATGTAGAACTTAATGGAAACTTATTATCATAATTATAATATCTATCATTAATATAATCACATATTTTTAAAGCAATTGCTGTAGTATTATCACCTGAAACTAAAGGTATATTCATTGTTATATCATTTAAATATAAAAGAATATTACCACTATTTATACATGGAGTATCTATAGTTATATCAAATATTAATGAATTAATTTCTTTCTTTTTTGCGTCAATATAATCTTGTTTTGTATCTCTTTCCCATAACAAGTCATCAGTATCTTGATTATTTACTTGTGCTATGTCTAAAGAATCTAATATTACTAACATTTCTGTATTTAAAGTATTTAATTGCGTATATTTTGTATTTAAAGTGCTTTGCAATGATATTTTTTGATTTGTTAATGATTCAAATTGTCCTTCATATGAAGAAATTTTAGAATTGTAATCTTCGATCGATATGCAAAGTTGATCACTCATATAGTCAGAATGTCTAATTATATTACCAAATTCATCTCTGGAGAATGGAAACATAAAATATGAATAATCAACCAATGTGTCACTTCCTGTGATAGAAACGGAATTTATTGTTAAATCATTAGCACCAATCACACAAAGATGGGTACAAAATGAATCACTATTGGGTTTTAAATTTAATGATTGTATGTATTTACCATAATCAAAAACTAAAGCATAATTTGTTGAATTTGCTATTTTTTCAATATTCTCAATAGATGTTAAATCATCAGATAAAGATACTGTATAATTTACTGTATTAAAATAGAGCAATGCGGAAAAAGATGTTGCAATTGAATTTAAACAATCTAATGCTGTTTGACTACTAAATGAAAATTGTAAATATTTTAAATCTAAAGATGCTGAAATTGCACCAATTTGCCAAACTGTATTTTCTAAAACTATTGAGACAATTTCACTACAATTTTTGCTATAGTCTGTATCTTCATTGCTATATGTAATAATTTCATCTGAAAGGTTAAATGCAAGAGAATAGCAATTTACGTTTTTTAAAAATGTATTTTGATCTGATACTGATTCTATTGAATTAATTACATAGTATTCAATTTGATTCATAAATTCTAAACGAATTAAATATTTATATTTGAGTAAATCAAAATCTTTATTTCTTACTAATTGATTATCTATTTCTATGTCTGTTAAAATTGAAAAATTTAATTCATTAATTTGTGATAATTTTGGATTGAATTGATAATTAAAAAATGAATCAAGTATTGATATTGTTTGTTTATTTGGTTTACATATGTAAAGTTTAGGTATTTCATTTAGTTTTGTTAGATCTAGTTCAAAAGATTGGAATGATATATTGATCAACTCCTTTAATTTACATTTATAGTTAAAAATATAAAGAGATAATAAATAAATAAATAAATATTATCTCTTTATAAATATGTATATCATGCAATATTATTTTGTTTTTCTATGTACATTTTATAATCTTTTTTAAATATCCATTTAAATCCACCTGCTGTTTTTATTTTACCTCTATAACAACTAGAAATATTAGATATAAAAATATTTGTTTCAATTTCTGCTTCTTTCATATTATTATATTCTTTAATTAAATTATAATTTAAATCTAATTGAATAATATTTCTTTCTTTTAAAAATATAGGTGTTAATTTATCAATATTTTGCTCATAATCATTTTTATAAAACCACCTATAATTTCCTGCATGTTTTCTACTACCTTTACAACAATTACATATACTTGATCTAGAAACTTTAGTTTCTTTTTCTGCTTCTACTGCACTTTCAAATTCTTTAATAAAAACATTATCTAATGTTAATTGAATTATATTTATATTATTACGTAATCTAATATATTTATTATAGTTAATACTCTCATCATAATCTTCTTTATATTTCCACATAAATCCTCCAGATGATTTTCTTTCTCCTTTACAACAATCTGTAATATGTATACATCCTATAATATTTTCTGCTTCAGAAATACTTTCATATTCTTTTATATATTCTCCATTTAAAGATAATTGAATAACTTTTCTTTTAGTATGTATTTGTATATTATCAAATGATATAATATCTTTATTATCATCATAATAATTTTTAAACATCCATATAAAACCATACGCATGATTAGTTTCTCTTCTACAACATTCTGATATATTACTTTGATTTAAATTTAATTGTCTACCTGCTTCTGTTGCACTTTCAAATTCTGCAATATATTCTCCAGTAAGGGATAATTGAATTACTGGTATACTTAATTTCTTACCATTTATTTTACCATTATCAATCATTATTTGCTTTGTATCATATATGCACCACTTTAATTCATGTGCTTTATTTAGATAATTACATATTGTACCATAACTTAATTTCATAATAATAGAAATATCTTTAATATTTTTACCTTCATTATAATAATTACTTGCTTCAATAATTCTTGTACTACAAGCAAACTCATGGCATTTTAACCAATTAATACTACTTAAATCAAATAATTTATTTAGTTTGCTATGCAATATATTATTTTTTATGTATTCTAATTTACTTTTATCGCAATTAATGCGAATAACCTCAATTCCATTTATTTCTGCCATTTTATCTTTATAATCATCTATCTCTTTTGCTTCTTTTGCTGTTAAACCTGATAAATTATTATCTTTTTTATGCCATCCACCATCCATCTCAAAAATATATTTTTTATTATTTAATTCAAAATAAAAATCATATCTTCTAGGTTTGATCCAATCTGGAGAATATTCATATTCAAAATATATATTTAATTGCTCTAATAAATTAAATGCAAATTTATTTGGATAACTATTATTATCACTACAACGAGGGCAGGAAAAATAATAAGCAGAAATAGTATATAATTTATACTCTCTTTGGTATCCACAATTTGGACATAAAAACATTTCTGACTTTCCAGTACTGTGTGTTATTGAATATCCATTATTAGGATATTTTAATAATTTGGCAATATCTGGTCTAGTAGTCCAAAGATCATTACACCCTTTTAATACTTTTAAATTATGACATACATTACATCCTACTCCTTTGCTAATATTGCTTTCAAGTGAATTATCTATATTCCCATCTATCAAACATTTATATTTATATGCTTTATAATTTTTATATTTACCATATTCCATTGTTATTTGTTCTAATATTTCTATTTCTCCAGTCTTTGTTTTTATTATATCTCCAATATTATATTTATATCCTTCTTTTATAAAACCTAATATAATTCCTAATTTACATTTTTTAAAACCATCTATTACTAAAGAATAAATTTTGTTATTATAATATACTATAATAAATGATTTTTGCTTTTTTGTTATATAATCAATTATAGTAATTTCATCTTCAATATTATATTTTTTAATTTGATATATAAATCTTACTCTATGACCAATACTGTTCTTCCAATCAATACATTCCTTATCTTTATTTACACCTCTACCGTTTCTTCTCGGCAAATCATCTAAAAATACTTTTCTCATAAATTAACATTCCTCCTCATATTATTTTATTAATCTATCAATCTATAAAACTCCAACCAAAAACCATCTCCTCACCACAAACAAAAATAAAATAGGGAAGGGCAGAGAGGAGTATCTACCCATTTTTAGTTAGATTGCAAGCCTAACGTATCCCAAAATCCATAAAAAACTATAACTTTATAAAATAAAAAAGAATCTACAGTTTTGTAGATTCTTTAAAATGTTCAAAATCAAAAAATCAATTATATTTAGTTATTAATGAGTTATCTAACTAATTATCTTTCACATCCAAATCACCATTAATATTTACATCACTAATTACATTTTCATCCTTATTTTCGTTATACCATCTATCAAACATAATTTCAAATTGACTCCAGTTATCACTTAGTTTCATAATAGTAATAACTGATGCTAAATGTTTATCTAAATGAGGGATACCAATATTATCAGTTAAGAATTGATGAAATCTATATTTTCTATAAAATTTATTCTGATTAGATTTATTTTTAACTAATGGATTCTTCTTTCTTAATTCATCTAAAACTGTTTCAGGTAATACATCATAAACATATTTATTAGTATATTGACCAACTAAAGGAGATTTTGCATTTCCTTTGTATTGCCATCCTTTAAGTCTAAACATCTCTTTATAAAATTCTAAAGGAAATCTTCTAGTCCAAGGTAAAAATTCTTCTCTTACATATAAAGATAATAATTTTTGTAATTCGTCACGTTCTCTTTCTTCTTGAAATCCTGTAGCTTCATCAATCAATGCTATAATACCTATTTTAGATAAAGAACGAACTAGAATTTCACTTACTAATGCTAACGATTCTTGATTTTGCGTTAGAGTATTATCTTGTCTTGCTTGTAAAAATATATCACAAATAGTTGGAAGTATAGTCGCTTTATAGCCATCTAAAATTCTTTTATCTTTTGCAATATATTTTATAGAGAAATTCTCACCAGTGCTTAAAGCCTTATCTATATAGGGTTTGAGGTTATTTGCAGTCATAAAAGTAGGCAAATTCTCACCAGTCATAAAATCACTATTTAAAATTCCTTTTGACCTATCAAATGCTTTAAACATTGCTCTACTAGATAAAATTCTAGTTCCATCTTCTAAAACTGCACAAGTTAATTCTTTTTCTCCAATAGTTATCTTACCAAAATGTGTTGCTTTTAAAATCTTTTCTTCCATGTTTAAATTAAATCCTCCTTTAATTATATTATTATTTTAACATTATAATACAACAAATAAAGGAGGAAGTCAATACATTATTTAAAAATAATTATATTTATATTCTATCAAACTACAATTCACTAAATTAAATATCTTAATTGATATTCAAAATGAATTTTACATGTTCCTGTAATTCTTAAGGTATTTTCTCCAATAGGTATTTGAATAAAATTTAAATTACTATTGTCATAACGATATGTTGCTAATAGGGAAGTCTCAATTAATTTATGTTCTGTACTCACACTTATTAATTCGCCATCAATTAATCCAGTAATACTAAATTCATCATTGCCATCGCTTGTATTTACAATACTAATATTTCCTGAGTTAACCTTTTCAATATAAATATTCATAGGGAGTAAAACATCCCCTGTATTATCAAATATAATATCTGTATATGTAGGATTTACTGATAAATCATATATCTCAGTAGTTATTTTATCTGAGAAAGAGAATGGTGATTTTAAAATACAAGGACAAGTAATATATCCCGATCCTGTACCTGTGTGATTTACTTTTGGTTTTCCGTTAACCATAATATAATAAGTTTTATCTAACGCATCTTCTAATCCAGAATTATCTGTAAATTTTAATGGTATAAAGTATTTACTATCAATCACAGTAGATAAATATCTAAAATCAGTATTGGTAAAATTCTCAAATCCAAATATAATTTCAAAATCAGTTATGTCTGTTTTTTTATTTGTTAATAAATAATCATCTCTTCCTTTAATATATTGCGTTTGTAATTCTCTAGGATATAAAAAAGGTTCTTCATATAAACCTGAATTAATCGAACAATTTATAACTTTTAAATCTTCACTTGATATTCCATTAAGAGTAAAATTAATAAAACTTTTAATTAACAATTATTTTCACCTCAATTATTTTTAAATTATATTAATTATCTGTAATGTAATTATCCAAAATCTCTTCAATCCTATCAAAATCATAATACCAAATTTCTAACAAATTTATATTATTGTTTTTAGCATATTCTCTTTTTCTACGATCATGTTCTTGTTGTTTAAGAAAATCTTTCATTGTTTTATGAAATACTGGTATAAATTTTTCATGTTGAATTCCTTGATATTCTATAAGTAAATTAAATCTAGAAATATAGAAATCGTAAGATAATAATCCATTACCCAATCCTAACAATCCATTATATTTCATCTGAGGAATAAAATAATTTTTATTATATTTATCTTTATCAATTAATTGTTCAAATTCTTCTTGTGATATTTTAATAAAATTTATATTATTTAAATAATTAATAATTCTTCTTTCACCTTTAGATATGTTACATTCTGGACATCCTGTGCCATTAACTTTATCTGTTCTATGTGCGATAGAAGTAAACCATGAATAACCACATTCTTTGCAAATCCACCAAACATGATCATTACTATATGGACAATATTCTTCTGGTTTATTTTTATTTTTATCATAATCCCACTCAATACAAAGTTTAGGATTAACAACTAATAAATTATAATCTTCACTTGGTAATTTACCAGAGCAATATGGACACCCAGTATTATTTGAATTTCTTATTGCTATACTTGCTTTCCATTTATGATTGTTATTATTTTTGCATTTCCAATAAACATATTCAATAGCATTTGGACAATACTCTTCAGGAATTTTATCATTTTTATCATAATCCCATTCCTTGCATAATTCAGGATTAATAATAAGTAAATTATAATCTTCTGATGGTAAATTTCCAAAGCAATAAGGACAACCAGTATTTTTATTTGATCTATTATTAACACTTGTATGCCATTCGTGTTTAGGATTATTAGAACATTGCCACCAAACTTCTTTATTGTTGCCACAAGTTATATCATAAGGAGTTAAATCACCATTCTTAGTAGGATGCCATTCTTTTGCTAATTCAGGATTCTTTGTTACTAAACAATTAGATAAACCTACTTTAAATCCTCTACAATAAGAACAACCACAATTATCAAAAATATCTCTCCATTTTGCTTCAAATTCTTCACCACATTCTTCTTTTAAACATTCCCATTTTAATATTTTATCATTGCCATTATATTCTTTACTAACCAATTTAAATGACTTGTTGTTTAATTCACACCAAAGTTTTATATTTTGAATTGTATAAGGATTAGATTTATGAAATTTATCTGGTATATTTCCAATTTTTAAACTACTAAAAACAACATTATAAAAATAACCTTTGTTATCTTTAAAAATAATTTTTGATCTAGAATTAATATATTTATCACTAATTAATTTATATCCTAAATTTTCAACACATTCTTTAACTTCAATATATGTAAATTTCTTTGTGCTTTTACCCAAAATATCACACTCCTAATATGATTTATAAATTAAAATACTTATACTCCTAAATAAAAATAAAATAGGGAAGAAGTATAGGAGTTACTTCTTATCAGTAGGGTAATTACTCCTACCTATCCCAAAAATATAAATAAAAATAGGTGATAAATTATCACCTATTAAAATAAAACATATTTATTGAATTTGTTTTCCAGACTTTCTTATTAAATTCAAAAGTTTGTTACTAACTGACTCTATATCTTTTTGACTATTTGCATTCATATTGTCAACATTTACAGATAAATAATAATTAGTATTTCCACCACTAGTTGCACCAACAGGACTAAAACTAGGGATATTAATATTAGGTGTAAACTTACTGATAATACTTTGCATATTCGGAATAAAATTGCTAACTGCATTTTTACTTAAAACTACTTCTTCGTTTTGTAAAAGAGAAGGTAATTCATTACTTTTTATTCCCTTATTAAACAAATTATCAATTAAATCTGCTATTCTATTACTAGAATTACCTACTACACCACCTTCATGAAATATAGAAATATTTTTAGTAATATCATCATATTTAACTGTTCTTCCTAAACTCTCAACTGTTTCTCGTAGTTTTAAGTATGTTGTTCCGTTATCATTTCTATATGGAACAAACCATTTACTTCCTATTTTAACTCTACCTGTTGATTGATCCCATTCTACATCTTCACCTAATATTGAAGCAAGTGATCTACTTTTAATAATTGCTGTTCCATTTTCATTAATATATTGGCTAGGAGTAATAACTGCTTTTGGTGTTTGTGAAGAATTGTTACTACCACTTCCACTTCCAGATCCACTACTATCATTTCCAACATTCTTACTAATTAAATCAATCTTATTCTGCAAATTGGAAGTTAGTGTTTCACCTAAACCTGCTCCAAAACTATCTTCATTTTCTCCAACAAAATTTATTAATCTCTGTAACTCTTGGATAATATTATCAACATTCCCTGATGCTAAATCTTCCTTTAAATTGTTAAACTTTATTTCATTAGCAATCATATCTTGATAATATCTCTCAGTTTCTTTCTTTTGTTTCTCTAAACTCTTCTTGGTTGAATCATATTTATCATCTTCTAATTCTTTTTTAGCATCATTCTCATCTTTATATTCATCCAAAAGATCATCTAAATTATCTTCACGCAATTCTTTTTCTCTATCTCTTTGGGAATTTAATATTTCTTCATTTTTGGCATCTAATTCTTTCTGTAATTCTGCTTTTAATTGCTTTCCTTCATATGAATCATTTTTACCTAAATAGTCAATTTGCTTTTGAATCTCTAATTTTTCTTTATTGAGTTTAGACATTTCAGAATCATAATCTTCAGTATTATATAAACGATCCATTAACTGTTTCTTTTTATTAATACTGTCCTCATACTCATCCATCTCATCTTCTAAATTCTTAATTATCTTATCGTGTCTTTCTTCTTCCTTCTCAATCTGTGCATCTAAAGCATCAATAGCAATATCTTTTTCTTTCTCATAAACTTCCTTCATCAAATCAATAGTATCATCTGTAATATTTTTTATGAATTCTTTCTTCTTTTGAACAGCATCTAATTCTGCTTTTATTACGTCAGATAGCATATTAGATAATTCATCGTATGTTGCAGTTCCTTTTTCTGCTAATGCTAAATCTGCTTCAATTGCTTTATGTTTTGCTTGTAATGCTGAAATTAATTCTTTATTTACATTTATTTGTTGTTGAGTATTGTCTACATATTGTTGTGATCCTTCGTCATATAAAGATTGAACAGTTTGAAGCATTGATAATCTATCTGTGATTTGTTGGATTGGAATATCTAATTCTTCATACTTTGATTTGAGTATGTCTAGATTTTTTGTGTCTATATCTCCTATATTACTAGCATAAGTATTAGAATTAGGTTGTAATTGCTTACGATATTCCTCTGCTTGTTGAGCAGTTAATTTACCAGATGCTATTTGTTCACGAATAAATTCATTTGCTTGATGTAATACATTATTTTTTTCTTTTATTATATCTATCTCTAGTTGAATAGAATCTCTATATGCCTGAGATGACTTAGAATATTTAGATGCAGTATTATTTATAAATTGTTGCTTATTATCTAACTCTGTTAATTGACTAGTAAATTCAGATAAAGTATTTGCCATCATTTTATCTGAACCTTCGTATATATCTTTTTGAATTTTATACCATTCTGTTGAATTTTTAGCAGATTCTTTCTCTAATTGATTCTTTTGTTCTGTTGTGAGTTGTGTAGTTTTGGATAGGTTAGTTAGTGCTACATTTTCATCATGGATAGAATTCTGTTTGTCTTTTAAAAGTTTTATTTGTTCTTCTGTTTCTTTACGATATTCAGCAGAAGAGGGGATAAGTGTTTCTTGTATTGCTTTTGATTTTTCTAAGAGTGCATCTATTTTTTCTTGCTCTACTGTATATTTTGAGATTAAGTTGGTTACTGGATTTGTTTCTTTGTCTGATGATTTAACACCTAATGCATCTGCACCATCTAGTCCAATTTTAGAAAAATCTACACCAGAAGATTCTTCTGTTATTTTTCTAAATGAACCTGCTAAATCAGCATTTCTTTTTTGTATTTCACCATATTCCTTAAAAAATTCTTTATCATCTGATATAAATGCTCCTGTTTTTGCATCTGCAAGATACAATTCTTTAGTTTTCGGATTCATTTTAAATTCATATTTTTCGCTTTGAAGCTTTCCTTGAGCATCATAAAATTTTGCCCATTTTTCACTAATCTTATTAATTAAAGATTCTTCAACTTTTTGTTTTGCTTCAGTTAAATTTTTAAAATTATTAAGTTCTTTAATTTGATATTTTTCCATTAAACTAATAAAATTTTTATTATTTAATATTTTATTTTCATAAAAATCTTTATCAAGTGTTATTTTTTCAATATATGCTTGTTTTGCTTTTTCTTGTTCTTTATTTACAATATTTATTAATTCATCTCTTAATGCTTTTTCATCATCTAATAATGATAATAATTGATTATGTTCTTTTGCTAATTCTATAATAGTATCTATATTAAATTTATTATTTTCATTATAATCAATTAATACTTTATTAATTTTAGAAATTGTAGATACTGAATTAGATAATGTTTCTTGTAATTGTTTAACCTTTATATCAAAATTATTTAATTCATCTGTGGTAACTTTTATATTTTCTGGTTTAAAAGAATCTATAAAATCTTTTACTTTTTGTGGTTCTGCACCTAAATTAATTAAAATACTTTTTAAATTACTTAATTGCTCATTTACTTTCTTTTGTGTAGCTTCTGCTGAAACATTGCCTTTTTTATATTCTTCAATTGCACTATTAATATTTCTAATTGAATTTGTAATATTTTTATCACTAATAAATGATTGAAATAAACCTTTAAAACTTTTATCACCTAAATTATCTATAGAATCAAATAATAAATTAATTATTTTAGTAACATCAGTCTTAGATAAATCTTTAATATTATCATTCAATATTAAAAATGCTTCTGACTGTGATTTAACTTTAGAAGTTAACTCACCCATATCAGTTTGTAAAGTTTGTTGTTCTGTTCTTAAATCTTCGTATACTGATTGTGCAGACTTTATATACCTTCCGTTACCATTTTTTTTATTACTTTCTTTTTCTATGATTGATTGCTGAAGTTTCATTTCTTCAGTTACTTCATTTAGTCTTTTTCTTTTTTCTCTAAGAGAAGCAACTTCTGTGTCAACATTAGCATAGAATAAAGTTTTTAAATCTTCTCGTTTGTATTTTAATTCCTGTTCTTTTAAATCTATATATTTTTGTAATTCTTCTCTATTCAATGATATGGCATTTCCTTCCAAATCATACTGTGCCACAGCATTCGGAATTGCCTGTGCTAATTTATTAGTAATATCAAGAAGTTTATTTTTCTCCTGAGAATTTAAATTAGTTTTATTTGATAACTCTTCATATACAGATATTAAATCTTTATTACTATTAATATCTTGCTGAACAGATTTAGCAGATGAAGATAATTCATTAAAATATTCTTTTTGTTTCTTTTTTGCTTCTCCATATGCAGCAACTAATTTTAATACACCCTCAATAGCAAACCCAATTGCCAAACCTATACCTAAACTCATAACTCCTTGCAATGCAGATATTGCTATTCTTGTTGCCATAGCACTTTTTGTTAGTAACATTAATCTTGCATGAAGGTTAAAAATAGATAAACCAAAAGCATTAATTATCCCAACATTTAAAGTAGTAGAAAATGCTCTTACTTTTGTGCTAGTTAATAATAATGTTGTACCAAAAATTAAAAATAAAGTATTTATTCCACCAATATGAGAACTTACACTACTAAAAGCATTAACTAAGTTATTAGCAATATTAATAAAACCTAATAAAGTATCAGAAGATAAAAATGTCGAATATAAGGTCTCCATAGATACCCTCAGTTGTTTAATTTTGGCATTTACTGAGTCCATATATTTCTCATTCTCTTGCATGGCACTTCCAGAAGAATCTAATGCATGTTTTAAAGCTTCTTCACTTTCCGCAAAATTCGACAATAATGTTGCTAATATTTCACCTTGTCTTTTTCCAGCAATTTTTTCCAATAAATCTGCGGAAGTAATAGAATCTAATTTACCACTGTTATAAACTACAGATAAATCTTTTAAAACCTCATAGACATTACGAAATTCTCCATCAACTGTTTTTAATCTTACTCCAACTTGTTCTAAGTCTTTATCTAATGTTGGAATTAATTCACCAGTATCACCATCAACTCCCCTTATTCTCATCGCGATAGTCCTCAAACTATTTCCGATAACTTCTCCTCCACGTTGTGAAACTGCCTGTACCGCTGTGATCATGGAGGCTGTCTGCTCCATGCTTGCTCCAGCTAATTGCATGGAATTTGCTGTCCGTTTTAGACCTTCCCCAAGGACTTCAACTGTGGTTGCATGTTTGTTTTGAAGATTATTGAGGACATCAATTATTTTAATACTATCTTTTGCTTCTATATTATATGCTTTAAGATTAGCAATTAAATACATACTAGCAGTATTCATATCTTGAATATCGCCAACATTGCTTGTTATTAATGAAGTTTTTGCTAATTCAGTAGCATCTCTTAATGAATATCCCATTTTACTAAAATTTGTAATAGCATCTACAACTTCTGTAGTTGTTCTTGCAAATATATTACCAATCCTAGATGCTGTACTCGCAAGTCTTTGATATGTCATTTCTGTTTCATCAGTAACCTTTTTAAGACTTATCATTGCAGTATCTAAATCTTTAATAAATTTTACACCTTCACCAAATTGCCTATAAAATCCCATCAAAGCATTTCCCACAATAAGCCAAGTAGAAAATTTATATGTTATAAGTTTAATACTTTCTGCAAAACTAATCGCTGATTTATTTGCATTATTAAAACCTTTAGAAATAGCATCTGCTTTTATTGAATTAAATTCTCTGTTCAATAATTGAATTTGATGAGTTAAATTTTTAGATGCTGGATTTAATTTATTTATACTATTTAAATAAGCATTTAATTTACTATTATCATATAATCCTGCATATTGTTGTTTTAATTTTGTAACATTTATAATAGCATCTTTTTGTGTAAGTTCAATTTTTTGTTGATTCCTTAAAAAATTAGCTGCTTCTTGATTTTTTATTCTATATGCACGAATTTCTTCATCAAGATTACTATTGCTTTTAGTTTGTAATTGTTTTTGTGTATTAAATAATCCGTCAACATTTCTTTTTAATCTAGCAATTGAAATTGCATATCTATCAAATGCTTTAGTATCACCATTAGATAATGCATTTTTCATTTTTTCTTGCAAACTTAAAAATTGTTTTTCTATTTTTGAAATACTTGATGGATTTACAATTGCATTTATTTTTAATTCATTAAATTTATCTGTATATTTTGTATTAAATCCTTCAATTTTACCTACTTGTGTTTTTATTTTAGATAAACTAGACATTTTTAAATCTAATTTATTTAATCTTTGTTCTAAATTATTAAAAACAGAAGATAGATTATTTGTATCTTTTGTTACTAATTTAATATCAGATATTAATTTATTCATTCCAGTTGCTTTAAATTGATTAAATACTGCATTACCATATGTAGATTTCATTCTATCAATTTTAGCTAATAAATCTGCTTGTTTTTTATCTAAATTGTTAACTAAATTTAATTCATCTTTTCTTGCTTGTGTATTTTGTTTAATTTTATTAAATTGTGCTTGTAATTCTGTTGTTATTTTACCATCTACAACTTTAATATTATTTAAAATATTTTCAAATGATTTTAATTCATTAGTATTTATAAATTGTCCTAACTTACCATTCTGTAAAGTATTAACCATACCTTTATACTTTGCTTGTAATTGATCAATACTTAACATATTATCTTGTTGTTGTCTATTAACTCTAACAAGTGATTGATTTACAGCATCCCACTGATACTTAAAATTTTCTACTAATCCTTTAGAAGTATTTGTTACATTAACTGTTACTCTACCAAATTCATCCCAAGTTGATTTAGCAGTTCTTCCAGTTGCATTCAAAGTATTTTCAATACTGCCAATTGCAGTTAAAAATTTTAGAGATTCTTTAGTTGGTGCATCAAAATTAAATCTAGGAATTTTTATATTTTGCATAAAAGATGATATTTGATTTAACTGTGATATTAACTGTGAAAGTCCTGTACCACCTATTTTTATGTTTAATGTTCCTATTTTTTTCTGTAATTCGCTTACTAATGTAGTAATTTCTGTGGTTATATTAGTTTTTGATGTTTTATCTAAAATAGTTTTGATTAAAATTGATAAATCCTGTGACATTTAATTTTCACCTCTTCTTTAAATGATAAAAAGAGGCGAACAAAATATCGCCTCTTAAAATATTAATTTTTATACAATTTTCTTATCATTAATTTTTACAAATGAAAAAATCTCATCTATACTTTTATTCTTTAAATCTTTAGGAAATATAAATACACATTGATCTATTAACCCTGCTTTGTATAAATCTTTAATTTTTTTCTTTGCTTTACGTTTATAATCATTTACAAATTGTGTACTACTATTTCTCCAAATTCCAAAATATTCAACATAAAATATTTTATTATCTATAAATAAAATCCAATCACACCTTCTATTATCATTTTCTTTGTTTAATATATCAATATAATAATATTCTTTATGATGTTTTATAAAATTGTCTATAAAATAATTAGATATATCTTTTTCAGGTATAGATTTGCATTTTCTTCCTAATTTATCATAACATATAGTACCTGATTTAAAAACTTTATCATATTTTATATTTAACCTTTTACATATTTGTTCTATAGAACCTATTCTATCTTTATAGCAAGGATAAGATGCTATTGTTTTATCATTGTCTATTTCGTATGCAAATGGGACTCTTCCTAATTTTAAATATAAAAAATAAAAATCATTTAGTAATTCAAAGTCATTTTTTAACGTAAATTCATGTCCAGATAATTCCCACCCCAATGATTTAATTAATTGATTATAACTCATATTAAAACTACTCATATATTGATATAAAGAAGAAACACCATATTCAGGTTTAATTTCTATAGATAAAGGAGTTCTACCTAATTTATATTTTAATTGTTCTAACTCAAATAATAACTGTTCTTTTGTTTTTTGATATTTATTAGCTTCTTCTAAATATTTCATACAAATTTCATTATATTTTAATTTTATTTGATTTTCTAACACTCGTCTATTAAATAAATAATTTTCTTTTGCATATTTATCATATTCATCTACTGTTGGACATTTACCTAATTTAATATATAATTTAATTAATCCTTCAATACTTAACTTAGTTCTTTCTTCATTTGATATAATTAAGTTTTTATGTATAAGCCCACTTTCATATAAAGCATTCTTAAAATTGCCAAATATTCCTGCAAACCAATCTTTATTTACATTTGTGTAATTATCAACGTCTGTTGTAGTAGGTATTTTATTTAAAGTTTTACTTAAATCTTGTAAAAATTTTATACCATCTTCTTTTGTTTTTAAATTATGTAATTTTCTATTTATATCTAATTCACATTCAACAAGTAAATCATTATATGTGCTCCAATATTTATAAATAGAAGTTATAGAATATTTTATTTCATAATTAAAAGGACTTCTATTATGTATTTGATAAAATTCTTTAACATTATTCATTATATCTTCTTTTGTATAATTTGTATTTATATTAACTTCCAGTCCTGCTTCTACTAATGCTTTATTCCAACTTCCAAAATATTTAGTATAAATTTTAGGACTAGGAAAATTATTATCTTTTTCAAATTCAACAAATAATGGAGTTTTATTATATGTATTATATTATCTTTTTAATTCACTTAATAAAAACTCTTTAGAGAATGTTCTACTACCGTATTCTGCTTCTTTGCTTCTATATAACCCCATACTATTAGCTTTAACAGCAATAGCACTCCATTTTCTTTTTATCATTAATTTATCTATTATTTCTTCTTTGTTACCATTTTCATATAAATCTAATAATACTTGCTCGTCACATTTATACCAATCTTTATCACCTAGAATATCTAAATAATTTAAAAAATTATTCCATGTTTCCCAATTAGTTTTATATGCACTTTCACTTGGGAAACCTAAACTACCTTTCATATCCTTACCTCTAGGGTACCTACCATTTTCCTTAAAAAATCTCCAAAATTCATCAATTAAAAATTCTTTTGTGTATCTTTCATTACCCAAATAAACCATCTCCTTTAATTATTAATTTTTATAATTGTTATATTTACAATTAATTATCTCCTTAAATTTTATCATTGCTATAATAAATAAAATAATAGGGAAGGGTTATAAGGAGATATAAAAACCCTTTTGTCATTAGTTGATCAGACTAATCTATCCCTATTAATACAAAATAAAAAGAATCTACATTTTTATAGATTCTTTAAAATATTACAAATCAAAAAATCAATTATATTTAATTGTTATATTGCTGTATTGCTAATTCATTAATTAACTTGTTAACAAATAAATAAGCATATAATTATATTTCAATTTTATTGTTATTATACAACATATAAAATGGTATGTCAAGATATAAAGTGAAAATAATTATATTTATAATCTAAGTTATGCATTTATACAATTATATCCAATTATATCTAACTATTATATTTATAATCTATAAAAACAACTTAAAAATCCACAAAATCCATCAAATCTCCAAATTTACGATTTTACAAACCCTTATAAATAGTACGTTTACAGCACCTCAAAAATTGAAAAATCATAACCAAATGAGGATTTTATGTTAATTTCATATTTTCTAATTCTTTATTCTTATTCATTAAATTTTTAATTTTATCTCTAACTTGTGCTTTACTTATAGGTTTAATATACGCAGATCTCGTAGTCTCAGTCGATTTGTGATTACCCATTTCCGCTGCTAAAGAGAGGTCTCCAGTTTTTTCGTAAATATTATTCAATGCACTTTTTCTTACACAGTGACAGTGAAAATCATCTAATCCGATAATAGTACCTATTACTGTAATTCTCCTTTGCAATGAACCTTTACTCATTTTACGATAAACCTTCCCATAATAACTTATGAATAATGCATCTACTTCAAGATTATCAATATCTTTTCTTTTCTCAAACCATTCTTGAATTAAAACTAAAGTTTCCTCTGACACGGATACTTCAACCAGATAGCCTCTTTTCTCCCTTATATTGGTAAAAACACAATTCTCTATATCTAAATCACTAATTTTAAGTTTCTCTACAGCACCAATCCTATTTGCACTATCCAATAAAACTTCAAAAAGTAACTTATCAATAATATCAAATCTCTTTTCATTCTTTAATCCTTCACGGATTTGTTCTATTTGATCATCGTTCAAGAAGTATGAATTAATAATTCTTTCTTCACTAGCACCTTTCATTCTATCTAATTTCTTATCAAATGGATGCCTATCAATTAATCCACGTTTCATAGACCATAAATAGAATGTAGATACAGCAGCAATTTTATTATTGATAGTTTTCTTATTATTCTTTAAAGTATCTTGGCAAAAACTAATAAAACTTTCCATTATATCAATTGCATCAACAAATAAATCATCAGAGTATAAATCAATATTATTCCATTCTTCAGATAGAAATACCATGAATTGCATAAAATTACTTTCGTAAGTTTTGAAAGTTGTTGATTCTACGTCTTTATTCTTAATAATACTAGATTTAAGGTACTTTTGATATTTAGCAATATTTGTTGGATTAATCTTTGCTTGTTTTTCTTTAGTGAAATACTTTACTTTTGTTATTTTACTCATTAAAAGCACATCCTTATATTTTATTTTATTTTTGTTTTTATAGTAGGGTAGAGAGCAGTAATTAAATATACTACTCTCCAAAATATAATTATATTTACAATTTATTTAATTAATCAATATTTCTAATACACACATAAATCTTACCATCCTTATAACTACTTACAATATTATTTCTTTCCACAATAATCTTATCAATTATATTATCATCTTCACCTAATTCTCTAGTAATAACCTGATCAACAATACTTTTTGTAAAATTCTGAACATCAAATTTCTCCATACAATCAAATTTAAGAAAAATTATAATTGGTCTATCCCAATCTATATTTAATTCATCTTTAGGAGTAACTTGATTACTTGGGAATTTATTAATCCAATTATTATATGTATTAGTTTTTACTGTTTATAAATACTTCCATACTAATTTAGTTTTATCTGGTAATCTTCCACTAGATTTAAGAATACCTTTGCAACATTCAACAATATGAGCACTTTGAATATTATATTTATCACTTGCATCTTTAATACAATTAAATATTTCACCTGTTGTTATACAAATTATTTTTCTAGCATTAGGATTTTCTCCTTTCTTCTTAGATGATTTTTTCATTTTATTTTTTGTTTCTTCACTATGTTTTCTTCCTTTTAAACTATTACTCATCTTTAATTTACTTTCTTCAGAATGATGCTTTCCATAAAAATGATTATTTTCTCCACGCATTTTTTCTTTAGTTTCTTCAGATACTATTTTATTTTTTTGATAATTACTTATTTTTAATTTTGTTTCTTTATTTCTAGAAGTACCAATTTTAGCAATTTTCATTTTTCCTTTTGTTTCTTCGGATATTATCTTACCTTTTTCTGATTCACTTATTTTTTGTTTATGTTGTTCTGTCATTTTTCTTCCTGACATTGGTGAGTCTCCACCAAGTGATATATTATAGTAATTTTCATTTTCAACCGCATTATGTAATTTAATATATTGTATTTCTAATTGATTCAATTCTTCTCTTGAATAAGCAATTGCAATTATTATCCTACTAAAATTTTCTTTATTATATTTCTTAATAGCTGATAATATTGCTAAACCACTGCCTAAATATGATTTCCAACTATTAGAAAACTTACGTTGACCTATATATTTTTTACCATTTACTGTATTAGTTGTAATATAAATAAAACCGTATGGATCAATAATTTTTATTTCTTTAATTTCTTCCATCTTTAAATACCACCTTCCGTATTTTTATTTACCTTAAAAAGATATTACAAGCAGGAAGATGTTAAGGCTTACATCTTATCGGATGTACATTCCTATCCTGCTTAATTGTGTTTTTAACACAAAAAAGAACACTTAATACAAGTGTCCTTTTGTCTATTAAAAATTTTACATCTGCAGTTTTAAATTGTAATAAATATTCCTCAAACAAAGATAAAAGATTATTAAATTCTTCATAACCACAAGTTTTAAATGTTGTTACAGTTTTCCTTTTACCAAAATAAGATTCAAGTAATTTATCTCTTTGAATTTTATCATCTTTTTCACTTAATGCTTTAACTGTATTTAAACTTTGTTCTCTTCTATGTTCTAATTCTTCAATCATTTCTTCAAATGCTTTGGTGTATTTATATGTAAAAATTAATGCTTCATCACCAGTAAATTTATTAACAAGAAGTGCAAATCCTTGTCTATCCATTATAAACATAGGTTGTTCTTTATTTTGAGTATTAATATATGAGGACTCGGAAAAATTCCCTTGTCCTAATTCTGGTATTAATTTAATAAATCCTCTAATTTTCTTTAACACATCTGAATGATCTTTTTTATAATAATCAGAAACTTTCAAACTACTAACTACAACATTACCTTCTTCATTCACTGTTAAACCAAATTCCTTTTCAAAAACACTTAAACTATTACTCATAATAAACATTCCTCCCATTATAAATTATTTTTTTATTTTACTTACCATATATCAAACTTCTAATCTCACGATAAGAAGTGATAAACTTTTTCAAATCATTATCTTGGTTATATTCATTTACTGCATCAAAAACTTCATTAGATTTATCAAAACAAAATGAAACAGTTTTATCATCTTTCCTAACATCTCTAATTTCAAATCCTTTGAATCTTAAATATGCCGAGACGTTGAGGGACTGGGTTACGAAGTATTGCTGATTTTTATTTACTATTTGATTTTCTTTTTGATTAAACATAATAAATTCTCCTTTTCTCATTTAAATTTAGTTTGATAGTGCTTGATTAAATTTAATAATTCACAGCACAAAAATACCTATTGCAAAATAAACAATAGGTATATCTCTACGGTAAATTAAATTATAGGTATTAATCTACAAATAAAATAAAAAGAGAGTAGGGAATAATCCCAAACTCTCTAATTAATTATATTGCTATTCAATTGTTAAACTATTTAATTAAAATATGTATTTACTATTCTTCCATATTCCTATTCTTCCTATTCTTCCTCTACTTTATCCTTCTCAAAAATACCATTAGTCCTATCTTCAAAAATCTTACCTACCTTGAATTTTGCAGTAAATGAATCTTCGCTTTTATATTCTTGTCCTTTATTCTTACCAAAATTCATTTTACCTGTTCTGCCTTTAATTAGTTTCTTAGAGAATGTACCAAAACCTACTATCTTTACAGGATTGTCGTTTGCTACTGCATCCATAATTACATCAAATAAATCATCAATGTAAACTTCTGCACTTTTTTTAGTAATCTTGCTCTTCTCCGAAAGTTTTGTAATAAGTTCTTTTCTGTCCATAAAAATCATTTCTCCTTTTAATTTAAATTATTTTTATTTCCTCATTTCTTATTTCTGAGGTTATTGTGATTATACAATTATTTTTATAATTTGTCAATAGGGAATTGAAAATATTTTTGAGAAAGTTGAGATTTATTATTTAATAATAGGGAAGAGGTTATTTAACATTCAACCCTTGTCTCAATAAACCACGTTTTAATGCATCTTTTGCTTTTCCATTCGCTAATTCCTTTGCTGTTTCTTCAACAAACATTCTCGCACCTATTCTATCATCAAGTTCTTGAGTATAGTAACCTCTTCCAGATTCTACAATGGGGGCAACTAATCTTCCTGTTTCTTCGTCCCTACGAATATTCTCTACTTTTAAAGTATTGTTACCAATCAAAGTAGTTTCTATATTATCTCTATCAAGTAAACCTTCATCATCGAATTTACGATTGTAATGAGTTGGCTCATATGCATTGTAAACTTTTTCCACTGTTGCTATTTGCATTACTGTTTTTGACTCTTGAGACACTTCCTTTTTCATTGCTGAAGGTATGTATTTTTTTTGTATTTTATTGATA